TTTGGATCAATTGTAGGCGTGAACGCCGCGCACTGGACACAGGCGCGGCAGCGGGTGGTCGGGCGGGAATGGTGCTGCGCGGCCGAGTGGCCGCACACACAGCGGGCGAGGTGCTCAGGCATAGCGGCGGTGTGGCTCCTCGCCGAATTCGCAGCCGTGGCAATCGCCGTCGTTGCTTAGCTGGTTGAGGTTGTGGCCGCACGTCTGGAGCGGCCCGTCGGAGAGGTCCTCCAGGGCGATGTAGGTGACGGGCCGATCGTCGGCCGGGTCGTTCTCCTCGCCCTCGTAGACGAACACGTTGGGCATGCCGTCGCTGTCATCCGTGGACGGGTTGAGGTAGAGGTACGTCTCGCGGGTGTCGCCGGCGTTGTAGGTCTGGCAGCGGTACCCGACGCGGCCGTCGATGACGAACGGCTCGTAGAAGACGTTCGGGTTCTCCGAGTAGATCGTCTGCGATGTCAGGAATTCAGCGATGACCTGCGCGCGGACCGCGTCCGAGATGTCGAGGTGGGTCACGACGCAACCCCCTCGATCACCCGGATGGTGTACTGGGGGCGCCCGGTGTCGGCGACCCAGATCGTGCCCTGGCCGGTCCAGCCCCCGACGAAGGTGATGCCGGTCCAGCCGGACTTGCCGATGAGTGCCTCGGCGGCGGCGCGGTGGTTGTCCCACGAGTTCAGCGCGTGGTCGTACTCGACGGTGATCGAGTTGGCTGGCTTCGAGGGAGCGTCAACACGCTTGGCCTTGACGCGGCTGCCGCGCGTGTTGGTCGCGGGCAGATAGATGGTCTCGATGGCGTCCATGTCAGGATGGGCCTCCGGGTTGATGTGTCCTGCTAGCGCAGGCGTCCGGCCCCGCGACACTCGGGGCCGGATGTCCAAGCTAGATGGCGTGGCCGGTGACTTCGAGGACCGCGTCGGTGAGCCACTGGCTCGCGCGGTCCGTGAAGGCGACGATGCGGACGGACTCGTCCGGGTTGAACGGGTCCGTGTTGAGGACCACCCGAAACTCGGGGTACTCCTCGAACCAGCGTCGGTTGGACTGCTCGTAGCAGGCGACCGGTGTGCTGAAGGCCAGATCGCGGCCCATGCTGCGGCAGCGGGCGTTGATCGCGTGGATCACCTTCAGCCACTCGGAGTACTGGCCGCTGCCCTTCGGCACGCCCTGGAGGCGGACCACGAGGACCTGCTCGAAGAGGCGCGCAGCGCCGCCGCCACGGTAGGCCCGGCGCTCATCACCCCGCTCGCGCTGGGCGAGGTCGTAGGCATCGGCGAGGATCTCGTAGCGGCGGTCGTTCGCCTGGGGGCGGATGGTCGGGCGGTAGTCGCCCTTGGTGTTGAGCAGGTCCTCGAACGAGTCCCAGCCGGTGAGGGCGGCGACGGTGAGGTCGGTTGACGATGGCATGGTCAGGCATGCTCCTGTTCTGAGATTCCCCTAGCCGGGGCGTCCGCTGCCCACCAGGGCGAGCAGCAGATGTCGGGGCTAGTGGCCGCCCATCACCCAGGCGTAGTCCGCCTGGTTCTGGTGATGCCGCCAGAGGGCGTACGCGATGGTCTGCCGCCTGATCTTGGTGGTCCAGCGCGGGTCCTGCTGGCGGCCCATCGCGGTCTCGATCATGTCGATGACCGCGTTGTCCGGGGTGCTGACGTGGGTGATCGCCAGGCGGCGGTCGATCTGGTGCGTCGGGACCAGCGGGTCCACCCGAGGCTTGCGGCTCATGAGGCCGCGATCCAGGCGGTGACGTACCCCTGCGAGTCCTCGCGGATCCGCAGGTACTTGCCGATCGACGGCTCGAGTTCCGGGAACGCCTCGGCATCGCCGGCCTGGATGTCGAACTGGTCGTAGTCGACCTCCGGGTCGCACTCGCAGTCCCCATCCTCGTGCTCCTCGCACGGCAGGTAGGACGTCTCGCCGTCACCCTGGAGCATGAGGCCCCAGTAGAAGACGACGTAGAGCGGCTCCGCCTCGAATTTGCCAGGCTGGCGGACTGTGCCGTGGTCGGCGTACTGGGCGTACTCGGCGACCAGATTGCGGACCTCGCGATCATCGATCGCGTCAAGGTTGACGTAGGGAAGAATGTCGTAGGCCATGTCAGGTGGCTCCTCTGCGGTGAGATTGGCCGGGCTTGTGACCGGCGTGCCGCATTACCCCGCCTGGTGGCGGGTTCACTCTGCGTTGAAGGCAGTCCATCCGTTGATCCTGGCGAGGCACTTCGAGCAGGTGATGCTGTCCGTGTCGACGCCGGGGTAGGCCCGGCCCGTGTGCTGCCCGTTGGTCATGCACAGGGCGTGGGCCGACAGGGTGTCGCCGAGCTTGTAGGTGCCGCGCTTCGGCTCGCGGTCCTCGGTCACCACCTCCAGGCGCAGGATGTGCGTCTTCGGCGAGGTCCCGTACCGCTGGCTCTGCGAGCCGACGGCGAAGGACTCCAGCAGGTTGTATTTGCCCCAGGAGCGGACGCGGCCGCCGAGCTTCTCATTGATCTGGGCGAGGGTAGGGAGGGTCATGTCAGGATGCTCCTGCGGTGAGATTGCCCGGGCTTGAGACCGGGCGGCCGCATTACACCCGGCTTAGCCGGGCCTCTCTGCGTTGAAGCCGAGCCGCCCGGCGATGCGGCGGCAGTGCTTGCAGGTCGCCAGGGTGAAGGCTGGCGCCAGGTGGTTGATCGGCGAGCGCACTTCCAGGCCGCACGCGGTCTGGCGCAGGTTGCCGTCGACGGTCAGGTGCTCCTGATGAGAGAAGCCGGGGCCACCCGGACGGCGGGCGGTGACCAGGGTGAGGATCGTGCGCTTCATGCTGAGTGCTCCTTGAGCCAGGTGGTGAATGGGTCGGCCGGTTCGATTGGAGGCGCCGGGCGGCGGACGCCCAGGTAGAGCGCGTCGTTGATCGACGCGAGGACATCGAGCAGCGCCTGGTGCTCCGGGCTGCCCTGGACCGTGCGATGGCAGACGGCGGCCAGCATCTCGCGAGCCACGAGGACCTGCCTGCGGTCGGCACCGTTGATCATCAGATGACCATCAGGCGGTAGCCGTTGGCCTGCCAGCCGGTGTAGATGGCGTGGGCGACCTCGCCGGTGACAGAGAACGCCTCGCCCAGGTTGAGCGCGGCGTAGGTGTTGCCACCGATGTAGCGGAGGGTGCCGACGTGCTCGCCGGCCAGGTTGCGGGCGACCACGTTGGTGTAGCCGAGGCGAGGGCGGTTGATCGCGTTGAACGCGGCGGTGTCGGGGCTGTCCCCGTACTCCAATGGGTATGCCATGTCAGGATGGCTCCTCTCAGGTTGTCTCGCATGATCGCGAGCATCGACCGACCAGGCGTGCTGATCGAGCGATGTTCGCGAGCGTCGGCCCTTACCGGCGGGACGGTCATCTGTAGCGGTGGATGCAGGCGGCAGAGCCGCACCGATACGCCTTACTGGTGCTCCACACAATGAGTAGACCGAGCTTCGGAGTGTCCGACGTTCACGAGGTTGGGTGTGAGGTGCCGCCCCAGCGTTTCGGCTGGCAGCGACTCTGTGGACGATCACACGCCCCTCTGAGATTCCCCCGCATCCAGATCGCTTCGGGACCGCCTGGCGTACTTCGGCATCCTGCTCGCTGGTCTCGCGAGCCGTGCGTTTTCCGCTGCGTCCGGGTTGGGTCTGGCATGAAGGGTCTCGTCGTTCTGCATCCACGTAGGGACCTGCTCGCTTCCTCCGGGGCTGCACGTTCGAGCGCAGCGCCGGCCGAGTCAGGCGACGATCGCGGCAGTCACACGGTGCGAGCCTGCTGGCTCAAGCGGCCCGTGGGGCCTGCGATCGCTCTTGGGTTGTTCAGGTGCTTCAGCCCCCTGCGGCGCTGACGAGGTGAATATAGTCCATTGGATCAATAGGGACAAGTAATGCCGGCGTGGACTGCCGGCTGAGATTGGCGTAAAGTCAGCGGCAGAGCGCAGCGGCATGTCTTGGACTGAAATTGGCACCCCGTACCTTTGGGGGATTGATGGCCGCTGAGCCTGGGACCGAATCTGGGACGCAGCCTGGGATTCGCCGTCGAAGAGCACGCACGTCCCACCGCCAGTCCGCGTTCCTCGCCGACTTCGCGGTCCACGGGAATGTGGCGGCCGCGTGTCGCCCCGTCGGCGTCGATCGGCGGCAGATCTATCGCTGGCTCGAAGATGACCCTGACTTCGCGGAGCGGTTCCGGGAGGCGGAGCAGACCGCCGTCGAGGTCCTCGAACTGGAGGCCTACCGCCGCGCCGTGATCGGCACCCCGTACCGCCGCACCAGCTACTGGCGCGGTGAGGAGGTGGGTGTCGATGAGAAGACCGAATACAGTGACGGCTTGCTTACTACCCTGCTGAAGGCCAGAGCGCCTGACAAGTACCGCGACCGCCTCGACTTGGCCGTGGCGCAGGTGATCAAGACGGTGGGTTTCGATCCCACGGAAGTCCTCGGATCCGAGGTGCTAGGGGTACAACCAGGGGTACCGGCCCTGCCGCCTGCTCAGGTTGAGATTGAAATCGAGCAGGATCCAGGCAGGGTGATGAACTAGCTGGATTCATCGGCCGAGGACCTTTCGGCGCGGTGAAAGGACGCGGGCAGGTGCATCTGTACCCCCAGGTGGCACTCCGTGCCACCCAGGGGTACCGGGCCTCGGCGCCCGTGCGCTGCGCTATAGCTGAAGTCGATTCCCGAAAAATCCACATCCGGCGAAACTGAATTTCTGGTTATGGTCAATCTGGCTACCTCCCTCCCCCAGGCGAAGTACCAGGCGCTCATTGCTGCCATTTACACCCACCTGAATCCCGATCGGCGCCTGACCGTTGACCCAGGCACCGACATCGATAACCCCAGCCTGCACGTCACGCTGGAGTGGACTGATCGACCGATGGCCGGCTTCCTGATGACGGTCGCGCAGCTCGAAGCCGTCGACATCGAGCGGTACGTCAAGCGCATTGCGGAGAAGCTGAACCGCCACCCCTGATGCCCACCACGGTCCAACGCGGCACGAGTACCTCAGCCGCCGAGCGACCGTACATGCCCTACGGGGCGAGCATGCAGCTCATGCGCTGCACCGAGCGGGAGGTCCTGCTGGCCGGACCGGCCGGCACTGGCAAGAGCCGGAGCTGCCTGGAGAAGCTGAACCTGATCGCCATGCAGCTCCCAATTCGCGGGGCGATCGTGCGAAAGGTTCGCAAGTCCATCACCCAATCCGCCCTTGTGACGTTTAACGAGAAGGTCCTCCCCCAGCCGAGCGCGGTTCGCTTCCATGAGGGCGATCAGGAATTCCGCTATCCCAACGGCGCGCGGATCATGGTCTCCGGCCTGGACGACGCCGAGAAGCTGAAGTCCGTGGAGTTCGACGTGGTCTACGTGCAGGAAGCCACCGAGCTGGACGAGGATGACTGGGGCCTCCTCCTGCGTGGCTTGCGGAACGGCGTGCTGCCGTATCAGCAGCTCATCGCCGACTGCAACCCGGCCCAGCCGGACCACTGGCTCAAGCGGCGCTGCGATGACGGGCAGACCCGCCTGCTGGAGTCCAGCCACGAGGACAACCCGGAGCTGTACGACCGTGCGGCCGAGACGTGGACGGCACGCGGCGTCGAGTACATCAAGACCCTGGATGCCCTGAGCGGAGTGCTCCATGCTCGCCTCCGCCTGGGGCAGTGGGTGGCGGCCGAGGGGGTCTACTTCCACGAGTGGGACCCCTCGCTCCACATCTGCGAGCCGTTCGAGGTGCCCGCCCACTGGCCGCGCTGGATCGCCGTCGACTACGGCTTCGCCGTTCCGTTCGCCTGCCTGTGGTTCACCCGCTGTCCGGAGGATCGGCGGATCTACGTCTACGACGAGCTGTACACGGCCGGCCTCCGCGACGAGCAGCAGGCCGAGGCGATCCTCCAGAAGTGCGGCGAGCAGAAGATCAACCTGCGGATTCTGGACCCGTCGATGTTCAACAACCGCTCCGAGCAGCAGCGGCCGAGCATCGCCCAGGTCTACTTCAACCACGGCGTTCGGCCGGTCTATCCGGGTATGAACAGCCGCAAGCAGGGTTGGGCGGTGATGCGACGCGCCCTCGCCACCGACCAGGGGCCGCCGCGTATGCAACTCATGCGCGGCCGCGCTCCGAACCTGGCGCGGGAGATCCCCAGCCTGGTGCAGGACCAGCTCGATCCCGAGGACGTCGCCGACGTTGTCAATGGACGCAAGATCGCGGACCACGCCGCTGACGCGTGCCGCTACGGCCTGGTCGCCGAGGCCTCGCCGCCGACGCCCACGCGCAGAAAGGTGAAGTTCGGATGAGGCATCCGGTTCGTTTGCATCGCGATCCGCCGTCCTACGAGCGCCGCAACTGGTGGTTCGATAGCTGGTTCGCCTTCCACTGGCGGGCCTTCACCTGGCCGCATCAGACCGAAGCCCATCCCTGGTGGAGGCAGGCATGAACATCGAGGTTCTCGCCGAGATTCTGTACGAGGCCTGGCGCGACGCGGCCGATCGGGTCGACCCCAATATCCGTCGCGGCGAGTCGGCCCGCACCACCATCTACGCCCCCCGCCTGTCCTGGCGCTCGATCGACGCCACCCAGCGCATGATCTGGACGGCCGTGGCGCGACGCGCGGAACACGCCCTGTCGACGCCCGTCGAGCACTACGCGGCCAACCGTGACGGGCTGTGGCACCCACCGGGCGTCGACCCCTTGTCGCCCGAGGAGGTGGCGGCGGTGAAGGCGGCCTATGTCGGCGAGGACAACGATGGCCAGGAGTAGGGGCCTGGACGTCGACCTGCCGTCCAGCTCGTATGGCCGCTCGGCCTCCGCTTCCGGGGGGACGGGCGTCCGTCATGACTCGATGCCCAAGCCATCGGCCTCGAAGAAGACGGGCGCCTTCCCGGGCACCAAGACCAGCGACGACGCCCTGGTTGACGCGGCAACCGACCTGGCGCGCCAGCTCAAGGACGATTTCGCCGATCGGGACGCCCTCTATCAGGACATCGATAAAGTCCTCTTCGGCGAAATCCCGGTGGAGATCCCGGAGAACTATCGCAAGACGACGACCGAAGTCCGCTCGCCGCTGCCGCTCCACATCGCTACCACCGTCGCGGCTGCCCTGTCGGTCAATAAACCGACCGTGCAGTACCGTCCCGTCTCATTCTCCGACATCGCCATGCAGAACGCGAGCCTGCGCGAGCACTTCTTCGAGGCGAGCTGGCTGCGCCAGGAGCAGGAAGCCAAGCGACAGCTCCACCGCCTGTTCATGTGGAGCCTGGTGACCAAGGGCGAGGGGATTCTGAAGACCCTGCCGCGCACCCACGTCGCCTGGAGCGACTACACCAAGGACAGCCAGAAGCTGCTGCAGAAGCTCGGCGAGGACAAGGATCTGGACGACGACGCGCGCGATCGGCTGTACGACCACGACACCGAGGAGATGAAGCGGCTCCTGCCGTACCCCATCGCCACCACCGACGTCCCGCCGGAAACGTTTTATTACACGCAAAATGAAAACGGCTTCACCAGCGTGGTGGAGATCAAAGAGGTACCGTACTACGACGCCCTGGAGCGGTTTGGAGCGGGTCTCGATCGCTCCGGGCGCGTCGTTGGCCCGAAGGACTGGGCCGAGGTCGACCACCGCGATCGCGGCCTGGCACGGGCCGAGTGGGGCGAGGTCATGCGCGGCACCAACCAGAGCCTGACCTGCCTGGAGGTGTGGGACAGCGACCTGTGCGCCGTCATCCTGTGCGGCCCCGGCCAGGGCAGCTCGCGCAGCGCGCTCGGCAACGGGACCCTGGTCTCCGCGCAGAAGCATCACTTCGGCGACCCGATCCTCCGCACCCTCAAGGGTCCCTACTTCCACGCCCTGGGCGTCACGACCGCCAGCCGCCTCCCGGAGCGCGCGGGCCTGTCGATCCTGTTCGGCTTCCTGCGCCTGTTCCCGCTGCTGGACAGCTTGCTGACGGCGCAGACCAACGCCGCGTACATGACCCTGTTCCCCGCCTTCAAGCGGACCCTCGCCCCCGGCAGCGTCCCTGGCGTCCCCGACGCTCAGGTGCCCTACGGCAAGGACGGCCGCGAGGCGGAGGCTAGTGACAATATCGAACCGGGCACCATTTATCCGTTCGATATAACACCGATCGACCAACCGAAAGCAGGCGCCGAGGCGGAGAAATTAATCTCCAATATCCGCAGCTTTCTGGACCTGGCCCTGCCGTCGGTTATTCAGGGCGCGATGAGCGGATCCCAGTCCGGCTATGCGATTAATCAGGCGGCTCATCTGGCGCGGCTGGCGTGGGACCCGATCGTGGATAACGCCCAGACTGCCGAGGCCAATCGCGTCGGCTTCGAAAGCTGGCTGATCGAGCACGACATCGCCGAGACGGTCATGGCGTGGAGCGAGGAAGAGAAGCCTGGCAAGAGCAAGAGCGGCGTCGACAAGACTCGCGCCGGCTGGCTGTCGCTGGGGCCGGACGACCTGAAGGGCAACCACCGCTACCTGATCACCCTCGATCCGTCGACGCCGTCCGATGACATCGTCACCACCCGTGCCCTCGCTGAGAAGATGCAGCTCCGCCTGATCTCCTACGAGGACGCCGTCGAAGCGGCTGGCTCCAATCCCGACGAGGTGGAACGGAGCTGGATGGTGCAGGACCTCAAGAAGTCCGACGAGATCCAGGCCAAGATCAAAGAGCAGGTCCTCCAGAAGTTGGCCACCATCCAGACGGCCGCGCTGCCGCCGGGCATGGGACCCAATCCGCTGGAGGTCCAGGCGCAGCAGGGCATGCCCACCCAGGCGCCGATGGCGCTGCCACCTGGGCCGATAGGGACACCTGGCGCACCGCCAATGGGTCCCGTCGGGGGTCCGCCGATCAACCCGGTGCCGAGTCCTGGGCAAGGCATGCCGCTGGTACCGGGAATGCCTCCTGGGGCGGCCGGTGTCAGGGTTGGTCCCGGACCCGGATCTGGCGGCGTGGCGGGCATGCCGCAAGTCCCGATGCCTGGCCCGCCGGTGCCGTTCTGATGAACGAGCCGCAGCCGGTGCAGGGCATCACCGAGATCCAGGCGGAGGAGATCATCCGCGCTTTGCAGGACATCGCTCGCGTCCTACGCTCGGCCTACCACATCCCCGCGCCGTACATCAGCGTCCCGGACAGCGAGGAGGTCGATGCCTAAGCGCGTCAACCAGCTCGATCTGATCGCCGCCGACATAGCGGTGTGGATCGACAGCATGGCTGACGACATCGCCGCTGCCATGCTCGGCGGTGCGAGCGCCCCGTTCGCCGCGCGGCTGACCGAGGAGCAGAAGCTCGACTTCTACACGCGGCAGCTCTTCAACCCGGACGGCACCCCCAACCAGGCGGGGCGCAATCAAGAGATCGCCCGCCTCGGCCCGCAGGGATTCCGCACCGTCTACGGCGCCGTCCTCAAGGCGCACCCCGAGCTGAAGCCAGCGGAGCTGCCGCCCGAAGAACAGGTTCCCACCCCGATGCCTGGCGAAATGCCAGCCCTCGCTCCACCGGAGACTGCCCAACTATGAACATCGCCCAGTACCCCGTAACCGTCGGGCGGGTGGTCGCCCTGCTCGTCCTCCTCGCGTGCTTCGTGCTCGCGCTGATGGGTCGCCTCGACTTCGTCCTGGCACTGCTCATCGGCGGTGTCGCGTTCGCTGAGCTGGTGCCCTGATGGCGCTGCAAACCAACGCCGACCAGAACGCGGAGATCTTCAAGAACGCCAACAACATCGCCCAGCACGAGTACTACAACGCCGTCCTGGGCAATCAGGGCGAAGAGCTGGCCCTCAAGAAGGCGATGTTCGCCTGGCAGCAGACCCTCGATCGAGCCGCCCAGACGGGCATGTTCGAGGGCGCGCCGACCCAGGCGGCGATGCAGTACTACAGCAATACCTTTGGCGACTGGAGTACGCCTGAGGCGGGGCAGAAAACCCTCAAGGCCCAGGAGCAGGAATTCCAGCAGGGCGTCACCACCGCCGGGCTGACGGGCACCTACCAGGGCCAGGACACCCAGGCTGCGGTCAAGCAAGCCAGCGACATCGCCAACGCCCAGGCCGGCCTGACCGGCTGGCTCAATCCATCCGGCGGCGGCGCGCCTGGTGGGACGCAGACCCTGGCTGGGCAGCAGCAGGGCTGGCAGCAGGGCTTCAGCGAGCAGCAGCAGGCGGACAAGAATCGCCAGGACTACCTGAACCTGCTCAGCGGCCTGCGCGGTCCCGCCGACTATGGCCAGTACCTGAAGGTGCTCGGCTCCACGCCGCAAGGCTTGCAGGACCTCGTCGGCGCCGTCAGCGGGCAGTACCAGCCGGCGACGGGCGCGACCTACGGCCAGCCGGTGCCGGTCAGCCTGGGCAGCTTCATGGGCAGCGCCGCGAGCGGCGCGAGTCAGCAGTACGCCCCCGGTCAGTACGCCTATCCCCAGTCGCAGCCGCAGATGCAGAACATGCAGTACGGCGCCACCCAGCAGCAGACGCCCTACCAGCAGTCCCAGGCGGCCAACCAGACTGCCCTGGCGCAGTACGACCAGCGACAGCAGCAGGGTGGCGGCACCGACTACGCCAACTACATGGCCCAGGCGCAGCGCCTGCCGCCGCCGAACCAGATCGCCCCCCAGGCGTACAACGCCATGACCACCACCCAGAAGCAGATGGCGGGTGGCATGTACGAGCAGCTCGGCTACAACCCGCAGGACGTTACAGATCTGTACAAGCAGTCGCTGCCGAAGTACGGCAGTCAGACGCCGCAGGTCGGCGGGTTCAAGATCCAGTGACGCAGCCTCATCCCCGCCGAACCTGCCTGGGCAACGGACCGTGCCCGGTCGCGGTGTGGGTCAAGAAGCCGTGGGGCCTCGTGTGTGCCGTCTGCCACCCGGAGGCTAAGCCGAAGCCGTGACGATGCTGCCTGATGTCGACGAGGAATCCTGGCGCGGATACGAGGCCGCGGATTTCTCGCGCAAGACCGAAAGCCGCATCGGCTCGCTCGGTTTCATGCATGACAGCACGCAGCGCATCGGCTCGCTGTACGAGGCGCCCACCAGCTCTGACAGTCTGACCAACCCGCTCGGGGCGATTTCTCAGGCCGCCCCGAGTGCTCCGGCCGCGCCGGCGGAACCGTACCCGCCGGCGCCGGCTGAGACTCCCCCACCCCCCGCGCCGGCGCCGGAGCCACCTCCGACCCCGGCGCCGGCGGCGGGACCCTCGGCGCCCTCCCAGGCGCCGCCGCCGACCCCCACTCCCAGCCCAACGCCTCCTCCCGGGTCGCGGCAAACTGGGAGTGGGTTCGACATCTTTGGCAACGCGCTGAACGCGGCAGTCAAGGCCGGCGCTGACGCGCAGACGTTCGCCGACAACTTCCAGCACGACGCCGCCAACACCTTCGAGTCCGGCCTCAACGCGGTCCTCAAAGCGGGCGGCGACGCGCAGCGGTTCGCCAGCTCCTGGGTTGAGCCACCGAAGCCGCCGCCGCAGATGCCGACGTCCAGCGACAGCCTGACCAATCCCCTGGCGCGCGGCTCCTCGAGCGCCAACCCATCCACGGATGACGTCCGCAACTACATCGCCCAGGCGGCCAGCCAGCGCGGGATTGACCCCAGCATCGCCCTGAAGGTGGCCCAGAGCGAAGGTGGCTTCGAGGCCGCCCGTCGGGGCACCTTCAGCACCGGCAGCTCGTGGTGGCCCTTCCAGCTCCATTACGGGGGCAAGGGATACGAGCAGCTCGGCGACGTCGCGGGCATGGGCAACCGCTTCACGGCGGAGACGGGCATTCAGCCAGGCGATCCTGCCGGCTGGCAGGCGGCCACCAACTACGCCCTGGACCAGGCCAAGCAGTCCGGCTGGGGGCAGTGGTACGGCGCCAAGGCGCAGGGCATCACCGGCTTCGACGGCATCGATCGCAACGCCGCGTCGGTGGCAGGCAACTACGCTCGAACGGCCGCCGATGCGGCGGGCGGCGCGGCGCGTGGTGTGCTCGGCCAGGTGTCCCAGTTCGGCGAGAAGGCGCTCAGCTCCAGCGAGGCCTACGCCGCGTGCGGCCCAGCGGCGGCGGTCCGCTTCGCCCAGATGTTCGGTCGCAACCCGTCACTCCGCGAGGCGGTCGACCTGGCCTCCACCGTCGGCTGGTCCGCCGGCTCGGGCATGGCCGGCCTGGCCTCCGAGGCGAAGCTCTTCGAGAAGCTCGGCATCCCCGCGCGCCAGGTCGGCGCCAATTGGGAGAAGCTCGCTCAGGAGGCGCAGACGGGCAACCCGGTGGTGATCAGCACGCCTGGCCACTACTTCACCGCCGACGCGTACAACGCGCAGACCGGCCAGTTCCGCGTCGGCGCCAGCGGCACGGACCTCAAGGGCGGCAGCGAGTGGATGACACCCGCGCAGATGGAAGGCCGCATGGGCCAGCTCCAGGGCGGACTCATCGCCGACAACCCCGGCGTCACCGCGCCGTCCACTGCTGACCAGGGTTCTTCGAGCTGGTTCGACCGCACCAAGGACTCGATCACCAGCTCGTTCACTGGCAACCCGATCACGCGCAACATCATCGGCCCGCTCCAGGCGACCGTCAGCGGCCAGGGCAATCAGGACCGCGCGGTGTCGATGCTCGATGACGCGGTGCAGAGCGCGGCCTCGGTCGGCACCTCGGTCGGCGACAAGTTCTCCCAGCTCGGCTCGGCCGCCGCCAACGGGCAGGACCAGCTCCGCAGCCTGGGCGTCAGCAGCACGCCGACTTCCTCGGACAGCCTGACCAACCCGAAGCTGAAGTCCACGGCGGAACCCAGCGGCCTGGAGCGCCTCGGCAACACCCTCGGCGAGGCGGGCGGCTTCCTGGGCAACAACCTGCTGCCGACGAAGAACATCCCCCAGCCGGTGCGCGACGCGGCCAGCGAAGGCGCGGGCTTCCTGATGGACCTGACCGGCGGGCCGAGCGAACGCTTCCACAGTGGCGGTGCGCTGGCAGGGCCGATCGTCGGCGGTTTGCGCGAGGAGGCTGGCGTCCGCCAGCAGGTCCGTGATTTCGAGGCGGCGACAGGCCTCAGCTACGCCGCCCTGGAGCGCGAGACCGCGAAGCAGACGATGGAGATCCGCGACGGCACGCGGGACACGTTCTCGCCGGACATCGAGCGCGCCAGGACCACATGGAACGCCCTCGGCGGGATGGGCGAGAAGGCCTACGAAGCCTACGGCCGCACCTCTGAGCGCGACCAGCTCGAACCCGAGATCGCGGGTGCCGCGACCCAGGCGATCCTGTCGACGGCGCTCCTGCCTGGCTCGGTCGGGCGGACCGGTCCTGGCCTCGCGCGAGCTGCCGCTGCCGCTGCCATCGATCCAGGCGGGGTGCCGTTCGTCGCGGGCAGCGAGGCCTTTGAAGGAGCCGCGCGCGCGCTACGCGGGGCACCGGAGGTCGCCCAGGCGCTGCACGGTCCAATCAGCCGCGCCGAGGACCTGGCCAGCTACGCCGGCCGCAGCGCCGAGTGGGCGGGCGATCGCGCCGCCGACGTCGCGCGCATGGTGGAGCGGGAGCCGCAGTCGCTCGGTGATCGCGCCCTGGGCGTCCTCGGCGCGCTGGGCGACGGCACGCGCGCGAACATCATCGAGGACGCTGTCACCGGCCAGGATGTCCCGGTCTCGCGGATCCCCGAGCTGGAGCAGAACATCAGCGGCCCAGTGGCTGATGCCGTCAGGCAGGCCCAGGCCAGGGCGCCTTCGGGCGACGAGCTGACCGATGCCCAGCGCACCATCGACGGGCTGCGCGGCACCAGCGCGCTCAATGCCTTCCCGACCGCCCAGTCCCCCGAAGGGTTGTCGACCGTCCGCCGCCAGCTCCGCGCCCTGGCCGATGCGGGCGCCGAGCAACGCTTCTGGTACGACGATTCAAGTCGCGACATCCTGGCCGCGACCGGCGGCAATCGTGACGATGCGGAGAAGATCGCCCAGCTCGTCGGCCTGTACTCGAACCGCACCGACGTCAACGAGAACATGAATCGCGCCATGACGGCGTGGGCGCAGTTCAAGAACGGCCAGCCGATCGACGTGCCGGGCATGAGTGGGCCGAACAAGCGTGCCGCCGAGCTGCTCTACGAGGGCAAGGAGTGGAACGGCGCCAAGACCAACAACTTCTACCGCAACCTGATGAAGAACATCGACCCCGAGCGGTACACCCAGATGGGCCTGGCGGATGGCCAGACCGGGGTCACGGTCGACATCTGGATGCTGCGGGCGCTCAACTCCTTGCGGAATTCGCCCAGCCCAGGGACCGGCCAGTACGAGTTCGCCGCGCGCGAGATCGCCCAGGTTGCCGCCGAACGGGGCTGGACGCCCGAGCAGGCCCAGGCCGCGATCTGGGTTGCCACCAAGGCGGCCACGGAGCACGCGTCGCGCAAGGTGCCGATGGACCTGTCGGCCGAGGGCACCTTCCACTACGGCACCGCGATGCGCGATCGCCTGGGGCGCTCGAATATTGTGGCAGGCGGACCCGACGACACCCTCGCCCGCGACCTGGGGTTGCTCAGCCTGGACGGGCGGATCTCACTGCCCAAGGCCCGTCAGTCCCAGGGCGGCGTCGAGGTCGTTGGACCAGGGGCGGGCGGTGCGGTTGACGAGACGGCCCGTCGCGCGATGAACGCCTATGTCGCCACACGCGGGAAGCAGGGCCAGCTCGATGAGGTCTTCTGGGCGCGCGAGTTCCCTTTCCGCAAGCTCGATGAGGCCAACGGGATGGTGGTCACCGCCGGCCGTGAGCTGGACCCGAGCGAGATCAAGCAGCTCCAGGCGAACCTCGATGACCTGATCGGTCCGGGGGGCGGCTGGGTGGTGCCGACCGAGGACGGCGCCTGGGTGATCAACCGCAGCGAAGCGCCCAACAAGGCGTTCCACAACGCTTCGGATCGGGCCGTCGAGGCGTTAGACTCCGTCGACGCTGCCACCACGCGGCCGAGCCGATTCGATGGCGAGCGTTTCACCAATGATTGGAGCCTGAACCCCAATGGCGAAGGTTACGAGGATCCCATTCGACGCGCCGGAAGCGGCCGCACCGAAGCGGGCGGTATTGGGCCTGGGCGAGCGGCCGCAGATGGTGGACCTGGCGCCGGACCCGGACGAGGAAGCTACGGTGATCAACCCCTCGGCGACGTCATTGCCACTCGATCCCGAGGCGGCACTGGGGACGTATCAGCCGGCCTCGGCTTTGTCGGCCGCGAAGGTAGCGCCAGCGGCGTCCGCCGAGGAGCTGCTCAAGGAGGACTAGCCGGCGGCTACGCCGCTGAGCAGGACGAGGACGCCTCGCCCGCAGAGATCGCGCTGGGGATAACTGGCGGCGCGGCTCTTGGGGCGGGGCGTTCTGGTCTCCGCCGCGCGCTGGGCAGCGGCCAGGCCGCGCGCCTGGCGAATGTCATTGGCGAGGGTGGTCGGGCCGCCGGCCGCGAGCCGGAGTCTGTCGCGGAGATGGCACAGAAGCTCCGTGATCCTATTGGCCCGCCGGGGACGTCGATCGAGGCCGGCGCTGGTGGAATCACGAGGTACGTGGTTCACCGCGATGGCGAGGGCCGCCCGCTCGGCATTCTCGAAATGTACGGCCACGACCTCGACGCCGGTGGCCAGCCGTCGCATCTCTTCGTCAGCGTCGATCCGGAGCACCAGCGGCAGGGCATTGCTACGGCGCTGTACAAGGCGGCGCAGGAGGCCGGTTTCGACGTCGAGGCCGCGAGCGGGCGGAGTGGCTACACCGACGCGGGCGCAGGCTTTGCCGCAGGCCGCAGAGCTGCCGTCACTGACGACGCCGGCCGCGTGCTGCCCCAGGAGAGCGCCGTCGAGAAGGACTTCGCTCGGGCGCGCTGGGGGCCTGGCCGTGCGCCTGGCCGCACCACCGATCCCGAAGGAGCGACGCTGACTACTCGCTTTCGGGGCAACGCGGGTGAGGGCGGCGAGATGCTAGAGGTAACCGCGCGCACGCCCGAGGGCCGCGCCGGCGCAGCGTTCACCGATGCGGGCGCAGCGGCGGCCGAGCCGCCGTCCGATGAGATCCTGGCGCGCATGCCGAACATCAGCAAGCTCGCGGGCGACATGCCTGACGTGCTGGCGACGATGGCTCGCAATGCAGAGATCGATCCTGAGCTGGTCAAGGAGTACCAGCGCGGCACGCAGAAGTGGAAGGACCTCATCGCCGACGTCTCCGAGGGCATCGGCATGACGGCCGAGGACTTCCTCAAGACGCCCGCTGGCAAGGCCTTCAACGAGCACGAGCTGCTCACCCTGCGCGCGACGCAGATCGAGACCACGGGCCGCCTGACGGAGATGGCCAACGACATCGCAGCGGCCGGCGGCTCCCGCTTCCGTGACCCCGAGCAGCGCCTGGCGGACATGACTACCCTGCTCGATGCAGCGCGCTTGCAGCAGGTCGCCAAGGGCGGCGGCTCCACGGCGGGCCGCACGCTCAACCAGCAGAAGATCCGCCTCAACCGCGAGTTGGCGCAGACGATCACCACGGCCAACGAGGAGAAGCGCGCCCAGGAGTTTGTCGACAAGGCTCAGGCGAAGTGGGCGGCAGCGACGAAGCGTGCTGACAAGGCCGCCGCGAAGGACGCCGAGCGGGAATTGGCAGCGGCGCAGAAGCGCCTGGACAAGGCGGCCGCGCGCAACGACAAAGTCAGGCAGTACCAGATGGAGCGCGCCGAGAAGGCGCTGTCTGTCCTCGGCGGCCAGAAGGTCACCCAGGACATGCTCGATGAGTTCGTCAAGCTCCAGCAGAGCAAGGACCCGCTGGCGCTGAACAAGTTTGTCCGCAGCATGCAGCACGTTGGCTGGTGGGACCGCGCCAACATCCTGCGCTACGCGGGCATGCTGTCGGCGACCACGACCCACGGCGTCCAGGCGGTGAGCAACGCCGGCCGCGCGCTGTTGCAGCCCGCGACCACCCTGGTCGGCGCGCCGATCGATCGGGCAGTCCAGATGGCGCGCGGCGGCGAGCGATCGCGCTACCTGCGGGAGATCCCCGAGATGTTCGGCGGCTACGGCGACGGCTTTATGTCGGCGCTGCCCGAGGCCGTCGAGATGATGCGCTCAGGCGTCAGCGGCCGCGACCTGGGCGGTGACCTCACCGACCTGCCGAAGGGCTTCGGTGCGGCGCAGAGCGCCTCGGCCCGCGCTGGCTTTGGCTCGATCGTCGGCGCCCTGGGCGGCGCGGCCACCACACCTGAAGACGAGAAGGACGATCCGATGGCGCGCCTCCGACGGGCCGGTCTCGGCGCCGTCGCTGGCGGCACGGTCGGCGCCCTGGCCAAGGGGCAGCGCGCGGGCGGGATCATCGACTTCGCGGCCGAAGGACCGCTGCGGACGATGGCCGCCGCTGATGTCCTGTTCCGTGGCACCGCACGCGGCGGCAACACCCACGCCATCAGCTTGCGGACGGCGCTCAACGAGGGGCTGACTGGCGCGGCGGCGAAGGCTCGCGCCCTGGAGATCCGCCAGAACTTGAGCGACTTCCCCGAGATCGCCGACGAGGCGGAGAAGGCGGCGGCCGCATCGGTCTATCAGGAGGAGCGCGATATCCAGCGGCTCATCCCGCGCGGCGGCATCGTCGGCAAGGTGCTGTCGGTGCCAATCCCGTTCTCGCGGACGCCGATCAACATCGCCTCCCAGGCGGCGGGCATGACTCCCGCTGGCTTCATCGGCGCCTGGCACGCGGCCCAGAACGGGCGTCGCGGTGAAGCTATTGATCGGGTCGCGCGCGCGGCGATCGGCACGGGGGCGATGTACGCGGCCTACCAGCTCGGCCAGCAGGGACACCTGACCGCTGGCTATCCCGAGGACCAGGCACAGCGCAACGCTCTGCCGCAGAACTGGCGACCCTGGAGCGTGAAGATCCAGCGCGAGGAGGGCGACGTCTACATTCCCTACGGTGCCCTCGGCTCGATCGGCGCACCCTTGGCGATCGGCGCCACGGCGGCCGCCGAGCACAAGCCTGGCGAGGAGCTGAACCCCGAGCACTGGGTGCGCGGAGCGGCGTCCATCGGTCGCTACATGGCCGACCAGACGGCGCTGACGGGCCTCAACAACCTGATCAACGCGATCGTCCAGCCCAACCGCTACGCGGGCAACTTCCTCGAGTCGCTCGCCGGCCAGTGGGCACCGTACGGGGCGCTCAACCGCCAGATCAACCAGGCCCAGGGCGAGACCGCTCGCGACCCGACCAACCCCTGGGAAGGTCTCCTGGCGAATACCCCCGCCGCCGACCTCGTGCGGCCGCGCCAGGACCAGCTCGGCCGCGAGATACCGCCTGGGGCTGAAGGCATCGGGGCGTTCGCCTCGCCACTCCGCTACAGCATCAGCGACGATCCTGCCGCTGACGTCCTGGCGGAGCATCGCCGCAGCGCTGTCAACCTGCCCGACGTCGCCAAGTCCATCCAGGGGGTGCCGTTCACTGAGAGTGAGCAGCGCGCCCTCCAGACCCGCTCGGGCCAGCTCATCACCGAGCTGACACGGAAGCAGATGGCGCGATCCGACTGGAGCAGCTTCTCACGCGAAAAGCAGCAGGCGATCCTTGAGACGGTCGGCCGCGACGCCCGCGAGATGGCCGCTGGCGAGCTGATCCGCAAGTTGGACCGGGCGGAAATTCAGCGTCGCTACGGCGAGCAGAAGACCAAAGAGATCCCCCGTGGCACTGGAGCCGCCTGAAGGAGTGAGTGATGCCAACCATTGAGCAGATCGCGGCCCAGCACAACCGCGCCGGCTGGACCGTCAGCCAGCCCGTGCAAGAGTCGGTGTGGCGCGTCGCGGGCAACATCGGCGAGACGTCGGGGATGCAGCCGACCGGCGCATTCACCGTCACCCTGACCAAGCCCGGCTTCCAGCCACAGACGATGACCGTTGTCCCGGATAAGGACGACGAGGGTGGCTGGCGGATCGCCAAGCCGCCCGAAGAGGCGAAGATCGAGGCGACGAACACCAACCGAACGTCCAACGTCACCGGGCCGGACGGCACGATCTACACCGTCAACACCAACCCCGACGGAACGCAGACGGCCACAGCCGCGATCGCTGGCAAGCCGTCGAATCCCGATGCCGACCAATCGATCGCGATCAAGGCCCAGGAAGACACGGCGCTGCGGAATGCGCGCGAGCGCAACCTCCGCGAGCACGGCTTCTACGTCGATGACAAGACGTACTCCGACATCACCCTGGCCGGTCAGAAGAACCAGATCGACCAGAACCAGATCAACGCCCAGCTCAAGATCGCCAGTGACAAGAACGTCCTCGACAACCTGGCGCTCCAGAACACGATCAACAAGACCAAGTCCGACATCGACCTGCAGGGCGCGCAGGTCGGTCGGATCGGCGCGCAGAACGCCCTCGACCAGGCGCAGATCGACGCGCTGCGGGCCAAGACTCCGGCCGAGATCGGCGAGATGGAGGCGCGCGGCGACCTGACCCGCGCCCAGGCCGCCCAGTTCCGTGCCACCACGGCGAACCTCGATCGCCCGCAGCAGATCGCGAGCGACACCACCGCGCAGTTCCGCGACACATTCGACCCGAAGACCGGCAAGTACGGCTCCCAGGTCAACCCCAACTACGCGCCGAAAGAGACCGGCGCGCAGATCGCCGCGCTCCAGCAGGCGGCGCTCGCCAAGCAGACCGAGCTGAACCAGCTCGTGCAGCAGGGCCAGATGCAGGGCGCCCAGGCCGCCGACCAGTTCAACAAGTGGTGGGACTCCACCGTCGAGCCGCGCCGCCAGTCGATCGATCAGGGCCAGCGGCAGCAGTTGTTCGAGAACCAGATCAAGGCTGGCGAGCAGCAGCGCCAGAACATGACCACGGCGCAGAACGCTGGCTCGCTGGCGGTCCAGGCCTACAACGCTTCCTCGAAGAACATGGTCGGCCCCGGCTACGAGGCGGCCATGCAGCAGATCCTGAACGGCTACCGCGACAAGAAGATGCCGAGCATCGACGCCAAGGGGCTGGTCTGGGAAGGGCCGAGCCTGCAAGAGATCTCCGAGAAAGCGGTGCAGCAGTCCCTGGCCGGCATCTCGCCAGGGGCCGCCGCTGCCACGGGCAATCCTGGCGGCGGCGGCTTGCAGATTCCGGCAGGCATCGACCTGGCCACGGCCCTCGATCGCACCAAGTACGGCTTCGGCGGCACCGGCGCGGTCATGGCGCCGTCCCCAGGCGGTGGTGGCGGCGTGCCGCCGGTCCCGGCCGGTGGTGGCGGGCCGGTCCCTGCCGGTGGCGGCGTCGCGGGTGCCCCTGCCCCAGTTATGACGGCCGCCCCGGCGGCGCAAGCGGCGCAACCCGACTGGTACACCGAGTGGCGGAAGCGCCAGAACCTTGATGTGGCGGACCAACGGGTGCAGGCCGGCATCGGCCAGTACCAGTACCAGGGCGGGTAACGCTTCGTTGCATTCCGATCGGAGGTAGTAGACAATGGCCGACGAACAGGTACAAACGAGTCTTTCGACGGACTCCACGCCGAGCGATGCGGCGCCGTCGGCAGCTCCTTCAGAGACTCCGTCCGAGTCAAGTTCTTCCGGACCAAGCTGGTGGCAGCGGATGTTCAACCGCCGCGACAGCGGGGAGAACGGACCGACGGGGCGGGAGGAGCAGCCGGAAGCGCAGACGTCGGGCAAGCTGGAGCTGACCGAGGAGGAACTCCAAAGGCGCGTCCAGGCCGAGGCGGATCGCCGCGAGGCCAAACGTCAGTCGGAGTATCAGCGCGAGCAGCGCCGCAAGCTCCGTGACGAGGACCCCTGGGGTTATGCCCAGCAGGAGCGGGAGGCTGAACAGACCGCTCAGGCTGAAGGCAACTTCATGTCGCAGCTCCACCAGATTGGTTCGATCCACGATCGCACCACCATCGACCCCCTGCTGGAAATGCTCCCGCAGGCGGACCGCGACAGGATCCTGAAAATGGACGGCGCAGGCGTAGGCCTGGCTGGACGCACCCTCATCGTCAAGGAAGCTCTGAAGGCTCTGGAGAAGAGCTGGAAGGGCAGCGGCGGCACCGAGGCGGAGAAGAAGCTCCGCACCAATGCCGCCTTCCGCAAGCAGCTCCTCGCGGAGATGCGTGGCCAGCGGACAGGTGAGCCGGATCTGTTGCCAGCGAGTGCTGGCTCGGACAACGACCACAACCTCAGCCGCCTCCTCCGCGACTACTACGTCGGCGGTTAGCAGGACCCCCTGCTGGCTGTCAGCAGGGGACCAGCGATGCCGTACAACTCAATTGCCACCCGTGCCACGCCAGGCGGCGGGCCTCTCATTCCCGAGGAATATCAGCGCGAGATCGTGCAGTCGATCGTTGAGAAATCGGCTGCCCTCCAATTGTTCCGCCACATCAAAATGAAGCGCGCCCAGCAGCGCATCCCGGTCCTGGCCTCGTTCCCGTTGGCCTACTGGGTCGGCGGCGCCAGCCTCGATGCCCGCGACATCGGCCTGAAGCAGACCACGTCCGTCACCTGGGACAACGTCTACATCAACGCTGAAGAGATCGCGGTGATCGTGCCCATCGCGAAGAACCTGCTGGACGATCTCGATTACGACTTCTGGACCGAGATCAAGCCGCGCGTCACCGAGGCGTTCGGGATTGCCCTGGACGAGGCGATCTTTTTCGGCGTCAACGCCCCGGCCACGTTCCCAACCTCGATCGTCGCCTCCGCTGCGGCGGCGGGCAATGAGATCCTGGCGGGCGCGTCGACCGTCGACTACCTCGATGACATCAACAACGCGATGGCCACCGTCGAGGCGGACGGCTTCGACATCAATGGCTTCTGGGCCAGGAAGCAGGTCCGGGCCAAGCTGCGCGGGCTGCGCGACACGACCAAGGGCCTGCTCTACTACCCCGAGAGTGCGCCCACCGCGTCGCCGTCGGTTGGTTCCCTGTATGGCGAGAAGATCATCTTCTCCAACGCCGGGCTGTCGGGCTTCGCGGCGGGGGCGACCAACTCCAGCATGATTGGCGGGGACTGGGACCAGGGCATGTTGGCGATCCGCGACGACATCTCGATGCAGATGTTTGATACGGGTGTGATTTCGGACGCGGGCGGCCTGACTGTCTACAACTTGCTGCAGCAGGACATGGTCGCGCTCCGCGTGACGGCGAGGTTTGGCTTCGCGGTCCCGAATCCGATCACCAAGATGCAGCCGACCAAAGCCAGCCGCTACCCGTTCTTCCATCTGAAGCAGAAGGCTTCCACTGGCGGCGAGGGTTAGTCATGAGTGCTGTTGTGTTCCTGGCTCCGGTCAGGGACACCACCACGCCGACCACCATCTACGCCCGTGACGAAGCGGCGACCATTGCTGACGAGGCAATGGTCCGCGCGTTTCAGCGCGAGGGCAAGTGCGCGCTCCAGGGCGCCGACATCCGGGGCATCCAGGCGGTCTCGATCGCCACCACCTCGGCGTCGATCGTCTTCGCCGTCGACCAGGCCTGCACGGCGATGAAGGGCGACTACGGCACGACCACCGGTTACGGCAGCTCTCAGCCGGCCACGCCGGCGGCCGGCGCCGGCGCCATCGTGGTCAACCTGGCGGGCCTGACAACCAACACGCTCTACCACGTCCGTATCTCGGTCACGGTCGGCAGCTACGTCACCCTGTCGCCGGACTTCACGTTCCGCACGCTCTGAGGAGGTACACATGCCGACAACCGTTGCGCTCGTTCCGCTCACCCACCCCGATAGCGGCAACCTCGTCGCGGCTGGGGACGACATCACCCTGGGCGACGAGGACTACGCCCTGCTGCGGTCCGAGGGGAAGGTCGCGGCGAGCGCGGCTGAGCAGAAGGCGCACGCCACGGCTGATGCGGAGGGCAATTACTCTGCCCGCGCGCAGCGGCCAGGCGGTGACTCGGTGCCGCCAGTGAAGGCGCCTGAGCCAATCAACGCGCCGGCCAAAGACGAGGACAGCAAGAAGAAATGACCACCCTGGCCGACGTCGAGCGGGCTGTCGCGCGCCGCGTCGGCCCATTCTTTCAGGTCGTTCACGACACCTCGCGCACCGGCACCGCCCGCACCGCCTATGTCCCCGAGATGCAGTCCGGCCTCGCCCTGGGCGAACCGGAGAACCTGTGGTGCCTGCGGCGCGGGGTGAAGGAAGACGGGACCACGTTCACCGTCGGCGATCAGGACCGGCGGCGGCTGATCCAGGCCTACGACTCGGCGAGCGGCTCCGTCATCTCCGAGCGCAACTGGCAGCAACCGACCCAGCCGGGCGAGGTTCTCGAATTCCATCACCTCAATCCGCGCACCGAGCTGCGGCCGGCTGTTCTCGGCGGCCTGCGACGCTGCTTCTTTCTTGACCAGCTTGTCATCAACAGCGTGGACGGCGAGGTGGATGTCACCTACCAGGCGCCGTGGCTCACCGGGCCGCGCCAGATCCAGGCCCTGGGGTACGTCTATCCCGTCGGCGACAATCCCTACACCAACCTGCCCTATAAGGCCTACACGCGCGGGGGGCACGTTCTGGTGACCGCTGGGGGGTTCAACCTCAACGGCTCCGTCCTGACTGCGCGGCGGCCCGCTGATACGATGGTCAACGGGGTCGACGGCTATCCGTCGAGCGACACCGACGAGCTGGCCGTCGACCTCGACTACGCCGCCGCTGCGGGCCACATCGAGGCCTGGCATATCCTTCCCGCCCGACTCCAGGCGGCCGCCGCCGGTGGGCAGCAGGCGACGCAGCAGATGGCCGCCGTGGAGATGTCCAGGCAGACGTCGATCTGGATGCCGTACTCGCGCGGCCGCTACGGATTCAGCGAGCCATTCGGAGTTGGCGGCCTGTCCAGTGTCGCTCGATAGTCTGACCACGGCGCCAACAGTCAACGTCAACCCCGTCCCGCCGATCCATACGTCGGGTATCCCGGGGCCGCCTGGGCCGATGGGGCCGACAGGCGCTGATTCCACTGTCCCCGGTCCGCCTGGCCCCGAGGGTCCTCCCGGACCGCAAGGGCCGCCTGGTGCCGATTCGACAGTGCCTGGGCCGACGGGGCCGACAGGTCCGTCCGGGCCGATGGGTCCGACGGGGAATACCGGCCCCGCCTCCACGGTGCCAGGACCGACCGGGCCAACGGGCGCAACTGGACCAACCGGATCGACCGGTCCCCAGGGAGCGACCGGTCCGCAGGGTCCGACTGGGGCTGATTCAACGGTACCTGGCCCTCAGGGGCCGTCTGGGCAGGGGGTGCCAACCGGCGGCACGACTGGTCAGCTCCTCGCCAAGAACACCAACGCGAACTACGACACCGCCTGGATCCCGGCGCCGTCGGGTGGCGGACTGTCGCTGCCTCTTGGCCAGGCGCTCACATTCAGCCCCGATAACACCTATGACGTTGGGGCGGTGGCAGCCAACCGCCCGCGCACGGTCTACGCGGCAACCTCGTTCATCGGCCCAGGCGCAGTCCCGACCGGTGGCGCGAGCGGCGACATGCTGGTCAAGAGCAGTGCTTCGAACTATGCCCTGAGCTGGACGGCCCCGTTCACCCAGACTCTGGCGGATGCGCGCTACTTGACCCCGGCCACGGCAGCGTCGACGTATGTCCCGCTAGCCGGTGGCAGCGTGATGACTGGCCTGCTCGGCCCGACCACCACGAACACCCGCGACCTGGGGACGACGGCGCTGCGCTGGCGGAAGGTGTGGACGGTGGACATCGAGTCCACCAACGTGCCCACGGTCAACGGGGTGTCGCTCGATACGCGCTATGCCCTGGCGGGGAGCGGACTTACCCTGCCGCTCGGGCAGAACCTGACGTTCAGCCCAGACAACACCTACGACATTGGTGCCGCCGGGGCGACCCGCCCGTACCGGGCCTACATCGGCGGGTCGGTGATCACGCCATCGGTTGACACTCAGAACGCCGGCCCCACGACCAACAACGGGCTGGTGCTGCGGTCGAATAACACTGCGCGCTGGATCGTGCTCAGTACCGGCGAGTTCGTCGCCAACGCCGATAACACGTACGACATCGGGGCCAGCGGAGCGCAGCGGCCCAGGACGATCTACGTCGGCACCACGTTGTTCGCCGGGGTCAACGTGTCAACGCCAGCGGTTGAGTCAACGAGTGGGCTGCGGGTGAACGGAACCTCGCTCAGCTTCCAGATCAGCGGCGTGAACAAGTGGACCGTAAGCTCAGCCGGACACCTGCTGGCAGCAACGGACAACACGCTGGACATCGGCGCGTCCGGCGCGACCCGGCCGCGCTACGTCTATGCCGGTACCGGGGTCATCACGCCCGTGGTGGCGACCGCGCTGGTGCAGTCAGGCTCAGCGTTGCAGTTCTACGCGAGCAACGCCGCCAAGTGGCGCATCCACACGACCGGCGACCTGTGGGCCGAGACGGACAACGCCTTCGACATCGGGGCCGTTGGCGCAGTTCGCCCGCGCAACTTGTACCTGGCCGGCGCGGCGCAGTTCGGTTCCGCTGGCAAGGTCTTTAGCGTCGCTGGGGCCTATCCCACCGTCCACCTGCAACACCCGACCAGCATGGCCCATGTGTCCGGCCAGACTCAAGCCGCGTTGGTCAACAATGGGTTTTGGGACGGCGGGGCCTGGACCCGGATAGCGACCGGCGAAGCGGCCAATCTGACGCTGAATGGCAATAGCTTGGTCTTCAATTACGCGGCCAGCGCCGGCGCTGCGGTGCCGCCTGCGTTCACCCAGGTGATGGCCGTGGATTCCTTGGGCAACCTGGCCCTGGGGGGCACCATCACGGTGCCCTACCAGAACGGCTACAAGCTGAGCTATAGCGGTAACTCGCCGCAGTGGGGGATGACCTCCACCGGCGACAACTACAACGCCCTGTACTGCGGGCCAGCCGGGCTGCTGCTCACCAACTACGCCAACACCGTGCGTCTCGGCATGATGGACAACATCGGCAACCTGTCGGTGAACGGCATCGTCAAGACGACCGTCAATCTGGAGTTTGCGCCGTCGTACGCGGCGGCAGCCACGGCACGGATTCGCGGCGACGAATCGAACATGGTCTTCTACTGCAATACGACTTCTGGGGGATTCCACTTCCAGAGCATCAGTCCGAACCAGTACATGCCCCTGTACGCCTCCGCGTTCGCGCCCACGTCAGCACGTCGCTTCAAGACTGACATCCGCCCGCTGGCGGACCCGCTGGGCATCGTCCTCGATGACCGCCTGCACGCGGTCCGCTACACCGAGATCGGCACGGACAGGGCCACGTTGGGCATGGTGGCCGACGACTGGCTGCCAGCTCTGCCCGAGATCGTCAGCCTGGATGACCAGGGCGCGCCGCTCGCCTTCGACTACGACCGGCTGGGGGCAGTGACATACGAAGCCCTCAAGCAGTACGTGACGCAGACCAACGCGCGCATCGCTGAATTGGAGAGGAGACTAGACGCATGACGCAGATCGACATCAATCCGCCGCCCGAGACGGTCGGCACGCAGCCCCGCAACGCGAGCGAAGTCAACGGACTGGTCGGCACCCATCTGCGCGACTTCCTCGTGAGCAGGGCGCGCATCAATCAGGACCACGAGTTCTTCGCCGTCACCGACCTGAAGGCCGCGCCGTACCACTTCAGCGACAGCCAGGAGGCGCTCCTGAAATCTGCGATCGCGGACCTCGACACCGCCCTGGACGCGATCGACCTGGCCTTTATCTCGCAGATCGTGGGGATGTAAGGAGTGAAGCGAATTCCCTTGAAGGTGCTGCCCGACCCGAATCAGCAGGGCGGCCCGGACATCGTTGACTACCGCCAGGTGATCATGGCCGTAGTCCGTCGCCCGCTCGATCCGCAGCGCGGCGTGGACATCGAAGAGATGCGGCGGGGGATCAGGATCCTCGACGCCGTCGAGGCGGCGACCGGGACCACTCTGGAGCTGGACGATGCCGACTGGGAGCACCTCATCCAGAAGCTCAACGTGATGCCCTGGGCGATGGTCGACCGCCGCGTGATGCAGTTCATCACCGACGTCACCAATCCGCCCGATGTGGGCACGCTGAACCACGTCTGGACGGAAGCGGCGGCCGAGGTCGGCTGATGAGCGGCCCCAGCTCCCGCAAGCGCCCGTGGCCGTGGGACGCCCGCCTGGGCGTGCCCATCGACACGCCTGCTGGCCGCATCGGCTTGATGCTGGTGCCGCAGGAGAACGGGTTGCTGGTCGGCCGCAAGCAACAGACCCTGGAGCAGGTCGTTCCCACGCAGCAGGAATACAACTCGGCGCCGATCTACCGCGAGCGGACGTTCCCCTTCAAGGCCACGGCGGGCATGGGCGAGCGCGTCCAGTCGAGCCACGCGGACCGTCGCTACTACTGGGGCCAGAACGTCCGAGTGGAGGGCGGGCTGATCGGCAAGGGGCCGCTCGTCCACAACCTGACGCCCGTGGTGGTGCCGGGTGGCATGGTCCGCCAGTTCATCGACTTCAAAGACTCGGCCAACGTCCCGGCTCAGTACATCATGGCTGGCGACAGCATCTACCGTCGCAACGACGACACTGATGCAGGGCAGGTGCGCGTGGCGGCGATCAGTGTCGCGGGCGTGCCGGCTCTGTCGATGGTCCGCTTCCAGGCGGCTGGCGCCGGTTCCGTTGACGCGCTGTACATCGCGTACGACAACGGCACGCTGCACCGGTTCAACGGCACGGCCGATGTTGTGTGCGCGCTGCCCTCAGGATTCAGCGCACACTTCCTCGAGATCGTCGGCGACGAGCTGTGGGCCTGCGACCGCGACCGATCGGTCATTCGCAAGACCACGGGCGACCCGACCCTGGCCGGCTCCTGGGGCGGCCCGATTCAGGTCGGCGACCAGTCAGTCAAGTGCACCGCGCTCAGGCAGGCGATGAACCAGTTGGCCATCTTCAAGGCCGATGGCGACGTGTTCACGATCAACGCCGACGGCAGTGATAACGACTTGTTTCCAGGGATGAAGACGACGCCCAACATCGAGAACGGCCGCACCGCCGCCGCCTGGCTGGACTCCGTCTGGTACAGCACCGGTCCGTCCTTCTACCGCCTGGCCCTCGGCGCCACCCCACAGCTCACCCCGACGGGGCCTGGCCGCATGCTCGACAACGCCTCCCCCGTGCACGGGCGCATGCAGGCCTTCTGTGGCTGGGGTGGCTATCAGGCGTACTGCGCGCTACACAACGATGACACCAACACCAGCCACATCCTGACGTTCGGCAACTGGCAGCCGTCGCCCGAGGCGGACTCCACCGGCTTCAAGTTTGTGGACCAGTATGACGGCGCAGTGGCGTCGTTCCCTGGTCGCCAGATCACCGCCCTTGGCCTGTCGCAGCAGCTCGGCCAGGAGCGGCTCTACATCGGCTTTAGCGACGGCGGCTGGTCGTACTTCCACCTCGTGCGGAACCCGCTCGCACCTGACAGCGGCGCCGAATTTACGGAGGAGGAGTCCTATCTTGTGCTCCCGCTCCATCACGCGATGTTCCAGGCTGACACCAAAGCGTGGGTCGGGTTCAGCGTGTTCGGCCCCCTGATGCGTCAGGGTGACGAGGTCCGCCTCAGCTACCGCGTCATGGCGTCTGCGGGAGCGGTGCCGGTCGACCCGCTGGGCGGGTTCATCGACCTCGCCAAGGAATTTGAACACAACGGCGAAAGGATCGATGCGCCAGGCAACCTGGCTGGTACGGCGCTGTCGCTCAAGGTGACGCTGATCAACTCGGAGCCAGACGCCACCCCGGTCATCGACACGATCGCCATCCACGAGCGGGTGGTGCCTGCTTTCAAGCGGGACTACACCGGCTCGATCAACGCCACGCCGAACGTCGCGCGTCGCGACGGGGCGACCTCGCGGATTCCGACCGACCGCGTCCGCAAGGCGGTGATGGAGGCGGCCGCGCGGCCCAATGCGGTCACCCTGGAGCTGCCCGACGAGACGCTCCAGAGCCTGGCGGTGTTCGGCTATCAAGAGCGCCAGGCGATCCGCAGCCAGTTCGGTGGGACCGCCTGGTTGATCGATTTTCAAGCGACCCAATTTGCGACCATCGAAATCTACGGAATCATCCGTCGCCTAAAGGGCACCAAGATTCGGGACCTCAAGGGGTACCCCATTCGTCTGCTCAAGACTCTGTGAGGACCTATGCCTGATCTAACCGCCGAGCTGGGCCTCCAAGAGGCAGTGATGGATGACGACAGCGCCGACTATCTGGTCGACATGCTCGGCCCGTCACTGTCGATTATTGACGGGTTGTTTTCCGAGACGACCGGCCACGACCACGCGGGCGCCCACGCCGGCGGACGCATCGTCGCCGCCAACCTGAGCGGCCCGTTCGACTTCAACGACTGGATCCGCAGCACGGGGGTGACGACGCCGCTGCCCGAGGACGGCATCGGCCTGGAACTGTACTGGGATAGCGCCGCCGGGGCAGGGACGGTGCAGTCCTACGACCGCACCCTGGACGCCTATCGGGCGACCCGCATCAAGGGGCAGACGGTGTCCCTGATCAACGGGGCCGGGCAAGCGGTGACGCTCGACGCCGTGGGCGTGCTGAATATCCCGGGCAGTATCAACGCGCCAGGTGGGTTGACGGTCGGCGGTGACCTCACGGCGGGCGGCAACATCACCGGTCGGTACCTGCACACCAGCGATGGGGCGAATGGCGCGGTCTACGCTGACGTCGGCAACCTGTTTCTGCGCGCGGCAGCGGGCAGCCAGGTCATCGCCGATGCCGTCGGGATGACAGTGGTCGGCTACGCCCAGGTCAACTCCTGGCTCGCGGCCGGCACCAACTTGAGCGGCACGCCCGGCGACATCACCGCGAACCGGGGCGGCAATACGGGCTACCTGTGGCTGGGCAACGCCTCGCACCACGTCGGCTTCGACGCCACCAACTACGTCATGCCGAACGGCAACTTGTACGTCAACGGCGCGATGGTGGCGACTGAGAGCAACGCGATCGGGCTGTCCAACAAGGCGATCTACGACCCGCAACTCATGAATCAGGTCACCCTGGGCGGGGCAAGTGTCACCCTGCCAACGGTCACTGGCAACGTCGGGAAGTGGCGCTACATCAAGGCGTGGGGGCAAAACCTGACCATGCTGCTGACCAACGGCACCATGATCCTGTTCGGCACCCAGTACAGCTCGGGCCAGTACGTCCTCCGCAACGGCGACTCGCTGAGCATCTACTGCGACGGCAGCAACTGGTGGGTACTGTGACCACTCTGCAGATGGCTGGTGTCGCCGCTACGCCAGCCACCATGAACGCGAGCGGGGCGACGCCACGCACGAGCGGGCTGCTCAACTTTCAGACGGCTTGCACGATCACGGTCAACCGCACCGGTTTCTGGGTGGTGCAGGTCCGCAACAACATGACCGACACTGCTGTCGGCGCGCCGAACCCCAGTGGCTATGTCCGCATCCTCGTCAACGGGGCGGATGGCGGCACTATGGGCATTGATGGTGGCAGCAATAACCCGTCGCACACCGGAATGTTGTCGGTCGTATGGGCCGCCTTCGCGGGCAGTGGCACGGTCTTCACCTGCCAACTGACCGGGATGGACTCAGGGTTCGGTGCTCGTAACGCGACCGGCTACATCGACGCCTGGTTCGTCCCGACGCCCGACTATCGAATCTGATGACCCATCACGTCGAGACGCACAACGGGCCAGTCGTCCATACGGGCGGCTACCTGCATATTCAGGGAGCCAACCACAGCCCGCCCGAAACAATCGTCCCTAAGCTGGGGACCGGGGTGGAATTGCTGTATGTCAAGGATGACCCCAATCCTGCTGCTGCGAACGGCTACGGCCTGCTCCAGGCATACAGCCGGGACAGGGCAAGTTTCCGCCCGCTCTATATCCACGGCGACCCGCTCTATCTAGAGGGGAATGTTCGGCTGCCAGCCGGGTCGGCGCAGGCGCTGATTGGCCAGTGGCACCAGGGCAGTGGTTGGCGCCTGCCCGCCTCGAGCCAATGGTTGGAGACAGACGTTCGGGCTTCGAGTACGTGGAGTGGGGCGCCTCTGCGGATCGAATGGCAAGCCTGTGTTCAGGTCGTTGGGCACGAGGCAATCTATGTGGGCTTGGGTATCGACGGTAGCTTGACCTGGGCCAATGAGGGCGCCTGGATCGGCGCGGCCAGCGGCGATTTCAACACCCTGACTGGAGTCATGTACCACGTCTCGGTGACGCCCGGGGTTCATCGGATTGGCCTGTGGCTTTATGGCACGGCGGGGGCGGGTATGTACGGCGGCAACAACTCATCAATCTGGGTCACTGAGCAGCGAGCCTAGGAGGAAACTATGGCTGGTTCGTACATCGACCACGCGCTGTGGGGCACCGTCATCGGCGCTGACCAGTTCAACCCGGACAGCGCGATCTACAAGTACTGGCGCAGCCTCAAGCAGGCCGACCCGCCGCAGTACCTGGGCGTGCCGGTGACCCCCGAGATCGACACCCCGGTCGGTACCCAGCAAGGGTTCGCCTCGGGCGCGGTCATCAATTGGTCATCTGAGACAGGAGCCGAGCTGGCGAATGACTAACCCGGCCTGGGCGCCAGCCCTCTGGGTGCCCAACCCGTGGCCGCCTTTGCCGACGGAGCCGCCTGCGCCAGAGCCGGCGCCTGGGCTGACCTACGACCCAGGCGAGGTCGCCGTCTATCAGACGGCCGACTGGACCTGCTCATGCGCCTCAAGTGCCTGGATGCTCAACTCCCTGGGCGACAACCGGCTGGGGCGGCGGTGGCAGGAATGGGATGTGGTCGACCGCCTGCGCGAGGCGACGTACTGGGGTGCCGTGACGCCGGACTATGGGTTGGCACGGGCAGATATGGCCGACTTGGAAACCATGTTCTGGTCCCTGGGATACACGGTCGGCCGCAAGCAGCGCCTGGTCCTAGACGACGTGGCAGCGGTGGCCGGCAGATATCCGATGCAGGTCAACGGGGCGCGCTGGTACCACCACTCAGGCTTGCGCGAGCTTGGCTCAGGAGTCATCCACCTCGCCAACCCCGCCCCCTCCTGGCGCGGCGTCGGGGCGCAGCTCGATGCCACCGAGGCGGCTACCTGGGGTACGTGGAACGGGATGTGGATCCTCGGGACGAGGTGACCGTCCGCCACGAGCTGGCCCACACGGTCTCGCACAACCTGCGGCTGTGGATGGAGTTCGCTGTCACCGTGGGCGTGCTGGGGCTGAGCTTCATCGTGCTGCTGGCGCCCACCCCTGACGTTGTTAACCAGGGCGCCTATCAGCTCTGCACCCTGGTCCTGGGCTACTGGTTCGGCCGAGGCTCGGCGATGCTTCAGGATCGGCGGCGCGAGTGAGGCAAGGTGCCGAGCGGCCACATAGCCACGTCCAGGCACGCGGTTGATTCGGAAGAGATTTTTCCCCGCGCCGTGACTCGCCCGACGCAGCCATCTTACCCCGCCGACGACTTCGACGCCGACGAGCCGAGCCATGTCGACCTGGCGTACATTGGCTGGCGACGTGTGCTGTCCTACCGCCTGGAGACCGTCGAGGACGCCGAGCGGGCGATCCACGAGGCCTTCGTCTACGCCTGGAAACTGGGCGGCGTCGTTACATTGGAGAGGTGAGCGGGTACCCTCGCTGTACCCCTAGCTGTACCCCTAACCCAGGGGTACAAGGGCCTACGAGAGCCGACACCAGCCGACGAAAACGAGATCAAACGTAGAACAGGAGTTCGGCAAAAACCAAATGGAAGAGTTCATCACTTTGCCTCCATTTTGATCTCAAAACAGGGCCGTTTGGGGGCATGTACCCCGGAATGTACCCCGATCTCACGTAACGCGTGCCCCGAGTGGGCCGTTACAGTGGGTAACAGAACGGTAAAGGCGCCAGGACAACAAAAAGCCCCGCCCCCAGCCTCGGCGACCACCTCCTGACAGGGGTCGCGGGCACGGGAGCGGGGCTTCGCCTTGAATGTTAGCGCGGTGGCTCAGTCATCCTTGAGCGAGGCGAACCAGCGGCCGAGGAGCCAGGCCACCAGGCACGACAGGGCGCACCAGGCGAGCGCGATCCAGGCGACCAGCACCCAGCTCAACCTATCCCCTAGGTCGCTCGAGCGCGGCGTGTGCTCGGTCAAAAGCATCCGTCTTTCGATCCGCTTCAGCGAGAACCCCTGTCAGTGCCGCCCGCAGTTCGTCGTTCTCGGCGAGGGCTAGCTGAAGGCGTTGGCTTTGATCATTGAACGCTCGTCGCAGCTTGTCGTTCTCGGCGCGCAGTTCGTCGCGCTCGCGCTCGATGGTCGGGCAGGTATCGGTATGCCGCCAGCCACTGTGGCCTGGACACCCCATCAGAACCAGCCTCGGATCACACCGACGGCGTAGTACGTGAGCAGGCCCAGGCTGGCGCCGACGATCGCGGTGATGAAGGCCAGGATCAGGATCTCCACGGGCGTCATCGCGGTCGTGACTCCCCTGTCCGCTTGCGCCAGAACGGCGCCTGGCTGCGACGGGTCATGGCAACCACGTCGGTGTAGCTGAGCAACCCCTGGGCGACCAGCAGGCGGAAGTCCTGGCGCTTCCGCACGAGGTGGTCGGCGCCGCGACGGGCCAGGGCGACGGCGTCACCCTTGGCGATGATGGTGTGGCACTTACGGCACGCTGCCCAGTGGTCCCCCAGGCTGTGGCCCGCCCAGCCCGTATCGAATTCACGGCCATGCTGGACGCCGATCAGCTTGTACTCGTCCTCGGGACAGACCTCCTGCCAGGGCGGGTTCGGCGCCGAGCAGAAGTCGCAGATGCCGCTCACTTGTTGGCCTCGTGCTGGCGACGCAGCCGTCGTTGCCTGGCGGCCTCGATCGCGCATGGGGCGCACCGTGGGCGCGCCCAGTTCCGATATCCCTCGTGGCTGCCGCAGCGCGGGCAGCAGACCATGTAGATGCGCTGCGACAGGCCGAGCCACTGCGTGAGCTGCGACTCGAACCGTTCGGACAGGTGGCCGCCCTGGACAACCTGACGATCGGCGCAGCCCATGAACCGCAACGGCATGTCCGCCACCGCTGCAACACACACACCGGGCGACCAGTCCTGCATCTGGGTGACCGGGATCCAGCACCACTTCTTACGCCCAGTGGGCGAGGACCAGAGGATCATTCCCGCACCGCCCCGGTGACCTCGACATCCCCGCCGATCTGCTGGCGGACCAGCTCGACGGCAGCCATCATCGACGCTGCCGCCACAACCTCCTCGCCCTGGCGGGTGGCCTGCCAGCTCACGCGCCACTGCTGTTCTCCTGGCGCCACAGGGGCCGCTGCGGTGCCGTTGGCGCGCAGGGTGGCCAGCTCGGCCTGGAGTGCCTGGAGCTGCGCCTGGAGGTCCTCTGGCGGCGCCGCAGGGGCCTCTGAGGCGGGGGCCTCGCGGTCGGCCCACGCGTACCGTCCGTCGACCTGCTGGATCATCCCGTTGACGCGCCCCCTCGGGGGGCCACGCTTGGCGATCTGATGCGCGCGCAGGACCTCGTACAGGACAGCCACATTGATTCTGAATGCGTCGCAGATCGCCGCGACCGGCGCGGGGGTCTGGGTGTACAGCTCAATGATGTTGGCGTCGCGAGCGGTGTGATCGACGGCGGGTTCAGGCATGACGTCCTCCTCTGGCTCGGCCAACTCTTCGGCCACGATGACGGCGAGGTCAGGGATGTGGCGCTTGGCGACTCCCTCCAGGCTGCGCTTCATCAGCTCCTCACGGCTGATCTCACCCTGCTGGACGGCGGCCATGACGCCCTCGCCAACCGCCTCACGGATCCAGTCGCCAGGCGGCGTGTAGCGCGGGAAGCCGGCCTCGGCGATCGCCACGCCAATGTTGTGCTCAGCGACAACCCTGGCGCTGAGGTTGTCCAGGCGCGCCCTGACCTTCTCCTGGCGCTCGGTGGCGCGCTTGGCGCGCCAGCATTTCCCGCACAGATGGTCATCGTTGCCGCCGTGTGCGTTACGGCCGCAGATTCGACACGCGGTGTGTGAGCGGCTGGTCACCCGCCCCCCTCCAGCACGCGGTCCATTTCGGACAGCGCATCCAGCTCCACCTGCTTCGTCAAGTGGGAGTACGTCGACAGGGTCAGCGAGATCTGCGCGTGTCGCAGCAATTTACTGACCACCTCGATTGGTACGCCCGCGTTCAACAAATATGACGCGCAGTCATGGCGGAGGTGGTGGAAAGTTTTCTCCGTCTGACCGATTTTGTCCGCCTCCTTGCGGAACCACTCCGACACCTTGTCGGGATTCATGACCTTGCCGATCATGTTCGGAAACACCCAGCCCTCGGGGGACCCAGGCGGCGGTCCCTGCCACCGCTTGCGACCCTTCTTCGGCCTGGCCGCGAAGACCTGCTTGTCGCGCTGGGCGAGCAGCGCGCGGGCGACCGCTTCTGGCAGCGGCAGGCGCCAGGATTTCCCGGGGTGGCTCTTGGTCCCGGGCAGGATGTGCAGCACCCCGTCAGCGTTGGTGATGTGCCGCCGCACCCAGAATTCCTTGGCCGCGAAATTGATGTCGGCCCACTGCAGGCCAAGGATCTCGCCTCGGCGCAGGGCGGTGCCGAGCGCGACCCGCACGGCGTATTCCCACTCCTTGCCCTCGACTGCCGCCAGCAGCGCCTGGGTGTCGGGCTGTTCTGGCGCCTCAACCTCGCGGCGGGTGTATGTCGGCGGGTCGACGTTGGCGGCCGGGTTGGTGGCCAGGATGCCGTCCTTGACGGCCGACTTGAGCGCCTGGCGCAGGACCAGCATGGTGTCGCGGCGCGTCGGCAGGCCGACCCCGTTGTCGCGCAGTGTGGCGGCCCAGTCGCGGATCGCGGGGACGTCGAGCTTGAGCAGCTCGCGCTCGCCCAGGTAGGGGTTGATGTGGTTCTTGACCTTGGAGCGCCAGTTCGCCGTCGTACCTGGCCCCCACTTCTCGACGTTCTGGTCGATCCAGGCGGCCAGGTAGCCGGCCACGGTGGTGCGATCGATGGCTGCCGGCACAACCGTGGCCCAGTCCCAGTCCCTAAGGAAACTCTGAGCCAGGGTCGCGGCCTCGCGCTTCGTCTCACCGTACTTCTCGCGGTAGGTGAGCTTGCCCGTGAGCGGGTGGTACCCGACGCAGATGCGCGCTCGAATGGCGGACGGGCGGCCCGCGCGTTTGATCTTGGCGTACTTGATCTCGCCAACGCTCGATGAGGTAAGGTCAGAGGCTGCCATCAGGAAACCATTCCTTTCTGTTGGCAAACGGCTGGGCCGAGGGTTGCGCCTCGGCCCAGCCCAGGGCGGCACGATGGCTGATTGTCTCACATCAGCGACTAGTACTAGTACTGGTAACAGGGCGGCAGGTCGGCCATCCGAATCGGCCAGCTCGACTTGACCCAGTGGGTCTGGACCTGCACGGTCCGCACGCCCACCCCGAGCAGCTCGGCGGCGCGCTGTTCAGTGCAATATCCCTCGCGTTCAAACTCCCCCTCGACCGTCTTGGCCAACTTGCGAACCTTGGCCCGGCGCGCACTGCGCTGCGCGTCGGTGAGATGCTCATCGTTCATGTGTGGCTTGCCCTCCAGCAACCCGTCTTCGCTGGTTGTGCCTCGCTTGTGCCTCGGCTGATTCAAGATCGAGGGACACCCACCGTACGCTATGGGTCCCAGGCTGTCAATGAGGGCGATCAGCAGACTGTTATGTGCCTGAGCTTACGCCCAAGAGGTGCCGTACGGGTAGGTCAACTGGTACCCTTAGGGCTGTTTGATCGGGACGCTGATTAATCACAAAGAAAGAGTAGGAAGATGTTCGCCATCCGACCCGACGCGCTGACTCCGGAACCCCGCGCCGTGGGCGAGCGCATCAAGCAACGGCGTAAAGAGCTGGGCCTAACCCAAGGGGAATTGGCCCATCGCCTCGGCCTTAGTCAGGCAACCGTCAGCGCCTATGAAAAAGGCCTGACCCAGATTCCGCCATATCACTTGGAGCGGTTGGCTGATCAATTAGGTGTCGAGCAGCGGTACCTCCACGGTGAGGGCGAGCCGCGCGCGGCGCTGCCCGAATTTCTGATGGACGTACACGGCGAGGATCTCATCATCAATGTCTCGATCCGCCTGGGTCGACGCATTGACGACGCCCGCACGACGCGCATCCTGAAGCACCTCCGCAGGCTACTGAACGAGGCCCGCGACCTGCCAAGTAGCGAGCTGCCAACGCACTAAGACCTGCATTCGGGCTGCAGGTGAAATTCGCCCGCCGACCGTAGAACATTCGTTCATAAGCCTCGCACACTCCGTCTGACGCCGCAAGACCTGCGGCGATCCCTCTCTTCGAGGTGGACGGAGTGGCCAGAGGGTCCAGGCCGAATGTCCCGCCCCAGGTGTGCGAGCAGTGTGGGGCACCGGTCCCGCAGCCGCGCGTCATGCTCACGCCGGCTGAGGCGGCCGAGCGTGCGGCGGTTGGCGTCGACAAGGTCTACGAGTGGACGCGCACGCGGGGTTTCCCGGTGCTCAGCGAGGGGCCGCGCATGCGGCGGATCAATGCCGCGCTGTTTGACAAGTGGCTCGCGGCGAGGTCCGTGTGAGCGGCGCCCTGCTGGAAGTCCCCGACCGGGTGTGGGACTCGATCGTTCAGCGGCTGTCGAATGACGCGGTCCAGCTCCTGGGCGAGCGCATTTCGAGCTGCGAGATCAAGACGTCCGCGCGGTCGGTGGACATCAGCATCAAGGTGTACGCCGGGAGTGACGTGGCCGACGCGGTGGAAGCCGCGAAGTACCACTACCTGGCGACGTTCGATGAGCTGCGCGATGCGCTGATGGAGCGGGGGGTCAAGGTCGCGTGAGCAAAGCGGCCAACCCGCGCACCTGCCCCCGCTGCAAGACGTCGTTCGTCATGATTGTCCCCCGGTTGGAACTGTGCGACTGCTCCTCCCGTGGCGAGATGGCGATCATGAAGGGCGCCGAGGCGGAGGCGCGCGAGCTGGTCGAAAAGCGCGGCGGGCTGGACGTCATCCGCCGCGCGCTGGCGAACGAGAAGGCGCTGCGGAAAGACGCGGATATCGCCGCCCATATTGACGGGCGGAGTGAGCTGGCGCGGCGCCGCAAGTCGCGGGAGATCGCATGAAATCAGAGACGGAGATTGCCGACGCGCACGAGCTGCTGGAGGACGTCCTGGCGGGCACGCTGGACCTGGGCGACGTGCCCGAGGAGGTCGGGGTGCTGCTCGCGGCGACGGCTGACGCGCTCGGCTGGGTCCTCGATCACGAGGACGCGCTGCTCGGCATCAACCTGACGAACCTGCGGATGCGGTTCTTTACGGAGTTGCTGCATGGTCAGTAGCGCGCAACGCAAGACACCCGAGCACTACCTCTCAGCCAACCTGACGTCGGTGGTGCGACAGCTCGAATGGTGTGCCCTGGAGGGCGCGCCCGGGAAGCGGAGTGTGTGGGACGCCTGGGCGAAGCACATGCAGGAGGACCTGAAGTCCATCAAGCTGCTGACGATGGCCAGCGACGAGGAGGTCCAGGCGGAGGTGGAGCATCGCGAGGCGGCGGGGCGTTGAGGCTCATCGGAGCCATCGTCAGCGCCATCGTGCTCGCCCTGGTGCCAGTCCAGGCATTCGCGTGGACGGTGGATGACACCTTCCAGGCGCTGTACGACGCGCACGTCAACACCGGGGTGCCGTACGCCCGCCTCTATCGGATCGTGGGCTGCGAGACCGGCCAGACATTCAATCCGCATGTTGTCGGCGACCACGGGAATTCCTGGGGGCCGGTGCAATTCAACAAATATGGAGGCGAGCTGCCCAGGTTCTACGCTCGCGGCTACACCGACGTCTACAACCCGTACGAAGCGATCGACTACCTGGCCAACGCCATTATGGAGGGGCGCGCGAGCGCCTGGACTTGCCGATGACTGACCCGGAGGTGCGCGAACGCTCGATCGTTCAGGCGCCGTTCTTCACTGACACCCAGCTCAAGCAGCGGATCGAGATGAACCGCAGTGCGCGGTTCGGTCTGGAGTCCGCGAGCGCCGCGCAGCTAAACGTGATCTTCGTCCTGTCCAAGCAGTACAAGCTGGACCCGGTCACCGACATCACCATCTACGAGGGTCGCCCGTGGATCACGATCGAGGGCTGGGGTCGCCTGCTCCGCCGCCACCCGGACTTCCGTGGGCTGGAGTGCCGGCCGCTGACGCCCGAGGAGCGCGAGCAGTGGGGGTACGCCCTGGATGACCTCGTCATCGAGGCGTGCGTCAAGACGCTCAACTGGGGCGAGATCCGCGCACGCGGCAAGGTCTCCGGCTCGGAGCGCGAGGCGGCGCTCAACCGCTCCAAGCAGAGCGGCAAGCGGGCTGCCCCGATCGCGGTGCATCCGGTGGAGATCGCCGAGAAGCGGGCCATCGCTCGAGCCGGGCGCCTGGCGTTCGGCCAGGAGCTGCCGGATGACGAGCAGATTGCCGACCTGATGCAGACCGAGATCACCGAGCGGACGGACCCCGAGCGGACGAAGGCGCTCAGCGCGCAGTACGACCAGTTCTGGCCGGCTGATGACCAGCCCGCCATCGCGGCGCGCCCGGAGCCGGAGGCAACCCCGGAGCCGGAGGAAGCGACGGCGTAGGTGGTCACCTCGGCGCGGAATTGCGTCGAGTGTGGCCGCCCGTTCCCCGCTCAACGGGCCGATGCGCTGTACTGCGGCAAGGCCTGCCAGCAACGCGGCTGGCGGGCGATCACCATGCTGGCCGGGACACACGGCCCCGGCCGCACCGTGAGTGGTAACTGGTCCTGGGTCCGCATCGGTGATACGTCGCCGACGCGGGCGCCGATCTGGAACGCGACGAAGGAAGCGGAGTGGCGCAAGCTCGTGCTCGGCTGGGCCGCGCGCGGGGGCTGGCGGTTTTATTTCACCTGGCGCTCGGACCACAGTCCAGCGGGCTTCCCCGATCTGGTGTTGTGCAAGCCGCCGCGCCTGCTGATTATCGAATTGAAGCGGGAGCGTCGGCATCCGACACCCGCGCAACGTGAGTGGATGGCGGACCTGCGGGCGTGCGGCCTGCAGGTGGAAGTCTGGTACCCGCATGACGAAGAGCGTGTGCGGGCGATCCTGCTGGAGGGCGCGGCGTGACTGATCGGGACCGGCAGCGGCGGCTGCATGTGGAGAACCGCCTGGCGGAATTGAATGCGAAATTCGGGCCGGTGGAGGATGACCTGCCGGACTGGCTGGACCACCTGATCGAGGAGGCGGTGGAGACGGCGCCGCAGGCGGTGGAGGAAGTGCCGCAGGTGACGGAGCCGTCGCGCACACCCTGGCAGTCCGAGGCAATCGACCTGAGCCGCTACGGGTGAGCGCGCCGGAGGATGTAGTCCGCTTCGGCAACGAGTGGATCATCACCTGGCGCGGCGTGCGCCTGGTCTTCCGCAAGGTGCACGAGAGCCACGGCGAGCTGCGCGCGATCCTGACCGTGGAGCGGACCGATGGCAGCCGTTGGTTGAACCTGGCCGGACCGACGACGGTCAACCTCGTCTCGATCGAGGGCCAGAAGCGGACCGGTGACGCGCTGGCCAAGCGGATCGGCGCCAGTGACACTAACTGGTTCGACCTCGTGTCATCAGCCTGCACGATCGTGCACTACCAGTGGACCGCGCCGCCGCCGGCGGTTGGTGCCCAGGATGCCGCGCTGCGCTCGGTGGGACCCATCGATTGGGTGTTGCCTGGGCTGATCCTGGCTGGCGAGACGAGCATGTTGTACGGCGACGGGGCGAGCGCCAAGAGCATGCTCGCCCTGCTCATCGCGATCTGCGTCTCGCTCGGCATCGAGCTGCCCTGGGGCGCGCGGCCGACGAAGCGGCTGCGGGTGGCGTATCTGGACTGGGAGACGAATGACGTGACCTTCGGCCGCCGCCTGCGGCGCCTGTGCGACGGGCTGGAGGTGCCGGTGCCGAGCAACGAGGACCTCGTGTACATGGGCACCATCGCCGGCGACACCAACGCGCCGGTGCTGGGCATGCTGGCCGACGAGGTCGACAGCCTGCGGACGTACATCAGCCGCGAGCGCATCGGGCTGGTGGTCGCGGACTCCGTCGGCTTCATGCTCAACGGCAAGCTCAGCGACGACGACGTGGCGCGGGCCGCGATCAACAACCTGCGCCTGCTGGGCGGCAGCGTCACCCGCCTGGCGGTCCACCATGTGAGCCGCGACTCGGCGCTCCGCCAGGGGAATGCGCGCGTGGATCCGTTCGGCTCGATCTATTTCCGCAACGGTGCGCGCTCCGGCTTCGAGGTCCGCAAGTCCGAGGAGCAGTCCTCGAAGAACGAGATGCACCTGGGGCTGTACCAGCACAAGGCCAACGACGGTGCCCTCGGCGAGCCGTTCGCGCTGCGGGTCCACTTCATCCCCGATGGCGCGGTGCGCTTCGAGAAGTGCGCCATGTACGAGGCGCCCGACCTGGCCCAGCGGGCGCCGCTCCAGCAGCAGGTTCTGGAGGTGCTCCAGCAGCACGGCCCGAGCGACAGCCGCAAGGTGGCGTACCTGATCGGGCGGACCGACCAGGCCGGCCAGGAGAGCGTCCGCGTGACCCTGAACAAGCTCCAGAAGAGTGGTCAGGTGATGCAGGTCCGGCCAGGCATCGCCGGGCAGCCCGCGATCTGGGCGCTGACCCCCGTTACGGACGTTCCGGAACCGTTCCGGGGCGCCCTGGATGACCTCCCGCTGGAGCCTGAGGACGACGCCCAATGAGCGCCTGGGATGTCCGTAACGACAACCTGCCCTTTAAAGAGAATTACGGCGTTACGGACCCTTCTCCCCTAGAACCCCTCATCCCGGAGACGGGGCCGTCTTCGTCGGCCGCCCAGGATGCGACGAGGATCTTCCGGAACGACCCCGTTACGGAAATCGAGGTGACCTACAGCCTGCCCTGGTTCGACCTGTTCCAGGGTGCCCTGGTCGGCGTCTCCAGGCGGATCGACAACCTCCGCAAGCGCAACGTCCACGAGCCGCACGGCGGGCCGGATGACCCGTGGGAAGCGGATATCCTGGGCGCCTGCGGCGAGCTGGCCGTCGCCCGCTACGTCGACCGCTTCTGGTCCGGGCAGCTTGGCAACTACAAGGCTCGCGACGTCGGGCCGCTGCAGGTCCGCACCTCGCATCACGAGAATGGGCGGCTGATCCTGCACGAGACGGATCACGATGACCAGATCTACATCCTCGTGGTCGGCGAGCTGCCGAGCCTGACGCTGGCCGGCTGGAAGTACGCTCGCGACGGGAAGCAACCGGAATTCTGGGCGGCGCCTAAAGGACGCTGGGCGTTCTGGGTCCCGCAGCAGCGGCTCGAACCGATGTCCACACTCCTGGCGGAGTTGGTGCGGTGAGCGACGAGACGGAGGACTACACGCCGGAGAAGATCAGGGAGTACCTGCGGCGGTGGCCGGAGCTGGTCGCCAGTGCCGAGGGTGGCACCGGTTCGCTCAACGGCAATGGGGCAGGTCGCGGCGACCGGCTTGGCCTGGTGGCGATGGTCGCGGATCTGGAATACGCCGCCGACCGACTCCCTCCGGAGTGGGCGGCGACGCGGGCGGTGTTCAGGATGCAGGAGCGGGCAGCCCCACCGTACGCGGGCGCCCTGGTCGGCGTGGACGATCGGCCACTGGACGCGGCGGTCCGACGGATGGCGGCGACGCTAGGCTGGGAGCCATCTCCCGCTCCAACGCCCTGAGCGCCACCGGGACCGGGCCGGGGATGCCGCGTAGGCCGCGTTCCCAGCGACTGACGGCGAGCATGCGGACACCCAGGGCAGCGGCAAGCTGCGCCTGGGTCAGGTTGCGGTCCAGGCGCCAGGCCTGGAGTTGTTCGGGGGTCACGGGATGGATCCTTTCAGGCACCGGTCCAGCCCGTGACGACTTCCCAGGAGACCCACAGGAAGACGCACCAGGCGGCGACCATCGCGATGGCCAGGATGACGGTCACGGGCTTGGGCAGGTGCGCCTCGGCCCACTCGCCAACGATCTTGATCGCGTACAGGCTGCCGCCCAGGATCGCCACGTAGGCAACGAACCCGAGGACGGCGACCAGGCCGAAGCCAAACAGGCTCACCGCAGCGCGGCGATCTGGGCCGCTAGCTGGTTGAGTGCGAACAGGGTGGCGGCGCCGAACGCCGCTACGACAGCCACGTTGAGGCCGGCAATGGCCAGGGCGCTCAGCAGCAGGTCCTTGTGGGTGACCGCGTGGTCCAGGCGACCATCGAGCAATGCCAGACGGTTGATGAGCCGTCCTTCAAGGGCTTCGAGGTCGGCCGTGGTTGTGAAGCGCGGCCCCTCGGGAGTGTCGACGCCGGTCACGCCGGCGCCTCGGTGTGCCCCGGCAGCGCGTGCCAGATCGCCGCGTGCTTGTCCGCCGGGCGGCGGGTGGCGTAGATCGTGCCGCACTTCTGGCACTGGTAGCCGCCCCGGATGACGGCGATGGTGGGCGCCTCGGTCGGCACGACGACCGGCGGCTTCGGGTCCACGATCTTGACGGCGAGCGCCCCGAGCTTCGAGCGACGGGACTTGTTGACCAGGGCGGTGCGCGCCTGACTGTGAACCTGGCGCCAGTCGACCTCGATCTCGATCTCGACGCCGTAGAAGTCGAAGCGGGTG